AGCAGCAGGATATAACGCTGAGCCTCGTAGTGGTAAACCTGTCTTCTGGGTAATGCAGGAGCAAGTAACTAATAGTGTGCCTCTTAATGTGTATTACTCTTTTTGGCCTGATGATACACAGTTATGTGTAGGTACAAACACACCGCCTGCAGTAGGAGAAGGTAAAGACCAGTATAAGTTTATAAGGACAATAGGATATGTATTCACTTCTGCTGCAGATGCAGAGTCATATAACGATACTACTGGCGACCCAGTAGTACCCATTTACCATTATAAGTATCAGAATCCTGATGGAGTCAGTTATGGACAGGACATTGACAACTTCTATACCATTGATGCCTCTAGAGAAGTCAACCTACAAGGCGGTCCTACACCCCCTGCACAACCCTTTGACGAAGAATATGTGTATCAGGGCATTCTAGGGTATTGTTTTACTAAGGATAGTCCAGTCTCACCAATAGAAAGTGTTACTGATGGCACTGCTATAGGTCCTACAGGTAATGGATTTGATAGAAGTGGTTGGTATGCCTATGATGAAAACAATACAGGTAGTGGTAGATACTCAGGAAACCCTGCATACAGTTATAACAACTATAGAATGTTTGACCCAGTGCAGTATAGTGGGTATAATGGAGCGAATCCAGGTACACCTGGGTTAGGAGGATGGGGAAATGGCACGGATGGTGTAGAGATACTAGATGCCAACGCTAACTTCGAGTGGTTTTATGGACTAAGTGGTGCAACGAAGGCTGCGGTTCCTCGTTACTTAGGGTTTGAGGATTGCTATGACACACAATTCATGTATTATTTGTATGACACGACCTATCCTTGGAATGGTCCGCTCTTCTCATGTCAGTATGTACTCAATGATGCACCTTGTTGTCCTATCAGTTCGGACGATCCATGCATCCCTAACCTCTCATTCCACTCACACTTCTATGAAATACGGTCAGATTCATGGTCAACTACTGAATCACGTATACAAATTAACGATGGGGATGAGGATACTAACGCATGCTTCTTTGAAATAGACACAAAAACGCAAAGAATACTGTTTAGATACACTTCTAACAACGGAAACTTCTTTGCAAGAGGTCAAAAGTTGAGTAATTGGGACATAACTGCAGTGTATTACTTCGGAGATGAGTTAAAATGTGGTATGATGGAGTTATCTGGTAGCGGAAATGACTTTACTTACAACCAAAGTATCGTTTCTGAGACAGGAGCAACCGCATCTGTGCTTGCAGGACGCGGAATTGCCAACAAAGCTGCGTTTTGTGGGGTGTATGAGTTTCCAAAACGCATATCTTACTACAAAGTAGAGATAGATCCTAACGCATTGATACCTCATCGCACACTAGATGAGGCAAAACTGAAAGCAGTAGTGAATAATAAGGGGGAAGTTGTAAAAATTAAAATTATAAATGGCGGAATTGGGTATAAAGCACCCACAATCAAGTGTATTGACCCGCGTGTCATGGATGACTTCTCCGCATCTGACACATCTAAGTTTGTAAAGAAGTGGTCACCTAAGATGAATGACGATTGGAAGAAGGCAATACCCGCACCTTCGTCAAAAGATGAGAATCAAGAGCACATAGAAAACACATACGGTGTATTTGACATCAAAGATAGGAAGAAAAAGGGCACAAGTAAGAATAAAGAAAAAATCGTTTTTCGTGAGGCAACGATTGAGGTAACTCAACTAGACGTTTATGGGTCTATTAGGTCTGTGCGCATCGTAGATGGTGGGTCTGGTTACAACCAAAGCAACATACCTGAGGTTATGGTAAGCGACCCTGAGCTTATGAAGTTTAAATCACCTACTACAGACAGTGGTGAGGCAACGATTGAGAATATGGGTAAGGAGATGGCAGATGCATTTAGTGCTGTAGGTGATTACGTCCCTGCTCTAGGCTCTGAAGATACGGTGAATAGAAGTTTTACTACCCAATCATTAGGAACAATAACAACTGGTATGGAAGCAGATATACCAGATAGTTACATTCGCGTCGCTGAGCAGTCACAGGACACCACTAGGCACTGTTTTAATATCAAATCGGACTGTATCAATATAGATGCTCATGGATTGATAAACCAAGCAATGCCAGATGAAGAAACATTTCAGTATGTAAGTCAACTATCCCCAGGTATTGCTAAGTTTGAAAAGGATATTATGCCTCAAGTATATCAATCTACTAAAGATGTCGACACATACAATGATGACACGTCACATGTATACGGTGCATTTGGTAAATCTAACTGTATAGAGACTGGACAACCTAAGTTATACAACATAAGTAGATGGTTTGATATGCCATGCGCATACCTAGATGTAGGTAAAGAGGAAAACTTAACTAACAATCTACCTAATATAGAGAAAGTGCGCAGAGGTGGTACTAGGACTGCGAGTGATAATGAAAAAGCATTCGGATATTTACCATATAAGTATTGTGCATCGGAGCAAGAGGCTGCGTCATTCAGAGTATCACTAGAAATCAAAGGTAAAACTACAGGTGCGCAGGGTGAAGCATTTATGAATTTCCTTAAGAAGCAAACTAAACCTGTGCTTGCGCCTAGAAGGACAGTGCCTAAATCTAATGCAAGCGGAAATGCAAAGGTTTGGAATTGTAATGATGGCACTGTAGACGGACGTTGCTATCGTGACCCTAGTAACTCTGCAGATATTATATTCATTCCTATAGGTGGAGATGAGAATACATATGACTATAACACTGGTGTGGGTTTAAGTGAGGTGGGACAGTTACAACTATGGATGGGTAACAACGTAACAGGCACAACTGCCACTGTCAATAACAACAGTAGTAATTCTGTATCATATAACGCAATGAATGTAAACTGCGGGTCATACCCAGGTGCAGAGTGTTGGGATACATATACACGCGGAAGCGGTAACACTACAGGACCATTAAATGTGTACTCTGGATATAACGCAAGCGGAAATGGAATCACTGGACAGAGGTGGTGGGAGATATCTGCGTTTGGTCGCACTAATCCTTGGTGCACAGGTTGCACGACTGGTAGTGGAAGTGGTGTAGGATTAGTATTTGTGAATGATGCGTCGATTGCAATTAACCCTCAGCGTGTAGATGAAAACAATAATATGCGTCTAGGACCTTATGATGGTAAGATGACTGTAAGAAACTGGTTAACTGGTAGTACTGTTGCACTAGGTAGAGCGTTGAATAACACTGGAAACCCATTCTTTGACGAGTGTAGTCAAGAAGTGCCTCAAGGACGACCATATAATGCAGGAACTCAAATCAACGAGGAATTCAATTAATGGCATTAGGATTTTTAAAACCTGTTACGTCATTAAATGGACTACCTTGTAGTGGTCATGGTCTCTGTTTGCCCTCGACTGTGCATTCTGTGCAGTCTTGCGGGTCAGCACCAATACCTTATCCTATAGTAATTAAGAATAAGACTTGTTGGTGGCCACCTACTCCCCTTATACCAATCTTCCCCATTACACCAGACCGTGCAATGGTGCAAGTTAACAGAATTCCTGTTATGGTATTTGGGGACACATTCACTTTCCACATAGCTGTGTGCACAAATATAATAATCTATATTTGTCCATGTGGAAAATCGATGTGTCCAATACCCACTCCTATCCCATGTAGTATTTTAACTATAGAAGATAATGGTGGTGTAGGTCACATTAGAGTCTGTAACGCAACAACGCTTACAGTCTTTGCACACAAGCGTCCTTTAGCACGAATACTCGACCCACTAGGTGTTGGACTCCCAGGATTCTCTCTACCTTGCTCGTCAGTTATTGCTTTTGGACATCCAACCGTATTAGCATCTTAAAAATTATGGCAACTAAGTCTGGAATGATGGGAACTGTATACAATACAGAAACAAAACCTAAAAAATCTCGTCAAGGAACAGGACAACATTCAAAATATTCAGCAACTAGCAGAAACGCTAAAAGGAAAAGATATAGAGGTCAGGGAAAATAGTCGGAAAACCCTATAAATAGATTATAGCGATAGTAACCGCCAGTAAAAGTTCTTGTCCACAGTCAGGAATAACATGGTGATTAAAGTAGACAGAGCAGAATGGTTTATCGCTGAGGGTAAAAGGTTAATCACTGACTACCCAGGTGATAAATATCAAAAAAAGGTAAGTAAATGCCTAGCTACAGATTCAGATCCGAAAAATACGTCAGTAGAGGTTTCAAGGACTTAGCAGTTTCTATGAATGCTAACCCTTCGACCAAGGATTTTGGTGCTGTGAAGAATGAGAGAGCAATCTCTCAGTCAGTGCGTAACCTTTTAATGACAATGTTTGGCGAAAGACCCTTCCAACCTGAGATAGGGTCTCGAGTCAAGGCACTTTTATTTGAGCAATGGGATGTTTTTGCTGCAGATGGTATCCGCACAGAGATATTCAACGTTATGGAAAGACTGGAACCTCGTATTTCAGTGACTGAAGTTAAAGTAGATGATGCTCCTGATGAAAATGCTGTTGAAATATCAATGGATTATGTAATCGTAGGACAAGAATTAGTCCAAAACATAGAATTCCTACTAGAGAAGACTTAAAATGCCCGCTATACCTTCACAATTAACGTCTCTAGACTTCTTTGAGATAAAAGAATCCATCAGATCTTACCTTAGGACTCGAAAAGAGTTTACGGATTATGATTTTGAGGGTAGTGCAGCCTCATATCTCATCGATATCTTAGCTTACAACACATATTACACTGCCTTTAATGCTAATATGGCATTGAATGAAGCGTTTTTAGAGTCTGCAACCGTAAGAGACAATATTGTAAGGATTGCAAAGCAGTTAAATTATACTCCTCGCTCAGTAAAAGCACCAAAAGCGTGTGTACACATCAAGGCACAGACTGTAATAGGTCTAAATGGTCTTACATATCCAGAATTTTGCACTTTAAGTAAGGGAGATGTGTTTACTGCTGACAATGCACTCGATAGTTTTACCTTTACACTGACTAGAGACATCCAAGTGCCAGTAGATACAGGCACAGGTATAGCAGATTTCAGTAATGTAATCATATATCAAGGTAATTTAATAAATTACAACTATACAGTTGACTATACTAAGAATCAAGAGTATATAATTCCTGCAGAAAACGTAGATACTGAATTATTAACAGTTGATATCTCACCTAATGCACAGTCAAGCGAAACAGACACCTATAATCTAGCAGGAAACGTCACATCACTAGATGAAAACTCTAGAGTTTACTATCTTGAGGAAAGTGATGACCAAAGATACAAGGTTATCTTCGGTGATGGTGTTATTGGACGTCAATTAATTGATGGTGAGTATATTACTATGAATTATGTGACCACTTTTGGTGTTGAAGCAAACGGTGCTGACAATTTTTCATTCATTGGACAGATTAAAGACTCTGATAACCGTGTAATACCTCCTCAGAGCATTACTACGACTACAATGGAGAAGTCGCAGCAAGGTGAAGACGCAGAAACATCACTAAGTATAAAATTTCGTGCCCCAAGAGCATATGCTACACAAAACCGTGCGGTAACCGAAGCAGATTACGAGCATATTGTTACAGAAATCTATCCACAGACAGCTTCAGTGACTGCATACGGTGGAGAGAAGTTAGATCCGCCTGTTTACGGTAAAGTTTACGTTGCTATTAGACCAAAAACAGGAAATAAGTTAAATGAATCTACAAAAGCAAAGATTGAGAAGGATTTAAGGAAATATGCAGTTGCTTCTATACAACCAGAAGTGATTGACCCAACAAGTTTCTATGTTATTCCAAAAGTTTACGCTTATTTCAATGGAAATGCTACATCACTCACTGGTGCACAATTAGCAACTAAGATTTTACAGTCTATTGACGAATATAACAGAAATGGTCAGACTGAAAGATTTAATAATCGTATAGAAGGGTCTAAATTCAGTGCGATGGTTGATAATAGTGATACATCCATTTCTGGTAATGTAACTCAGATATCATTAGGTCAAAATATTGATAAATTTGCTTTTGGGCAAGTATTTACTCAATGTTTAGATTTTGGTAACCCACTTTACGACCCAAGCAGTTATGCAGGGGATGGAGATAGCATGGGAGAGAAATGTAAACCTAATTTCTCTGTTGTTAAGTCTGGGACATTCTATGCAACTGATTATACTGAAGATTTAGTGAATTTAACTACTGGGACGGCTTCATCTGCATCTACAACAAGTACAGTCTTCTCAACTAATGAAACCACACAAGTTTTAGTGCCTGTTAACATCAGAGATGATGGAATGGGCAATCTTATGTTAGTTACAACAAGAGATGAGACGGAAGTCGTCCTAAATGCAGCTGTTGGGACAGTAAACTATTCAACTGGTCAAGTTTGCGTAGGTCCTATCGCTATTCAACAAACTCCTGATGGCACAGAGCAACTTCCAATCTCTGTTATGCCAATTTCTCCAACTATTGAGATTCCCCCAGGAGTTGACCCAACTTTCTTTAACCCTACGGTAAATCCTATCGATTTTACAACGCAAACTGTGCCGATTCCATCATTTGACCCTAATAACTTTTCTGGTTATAACTTAGGTGACACAAGTGGTCTAAATATAATTGACTACCCGTCAGACACGTTTACGTATCCCGTAGATACCTCTTGTTTCTAGTGACGAATGCAAACGAAGAATATCAACGTATCAGATAGAGTTGAGAATCAACTTCCTGAGTTTATCAGGCAAGAAGATAGACAACTTGTAAATTTTCTTTTTGAGTACTATAAGTCTCAAGAGAAAACAGGACGTCCTTACGACATTCTGAATAATCTGCTAAATTACCTTAATCTTGATAGTTATAGCTCTAAAACTTTATCAAGCTCTACGTTATTGCTTAGTGAAATTAGTACTATCGATACAAAGATAGAAATTGAGAGTATTGATGGATTTGTCGAGAAGAATGGCTCGATAATGATTGATAATGAGGTTGTCTACTACGAGTCGGTGACTCGAGGACCTGATGCCATCATTACCCCAGGTGTATCGTATCCACAATTTAATAAGAAGAAGCAAAATCTAGAAAACCCATTTACTTCCTTTGATGGAGTCAATAATACATTCCCTCTATCCTTTCTAGGAACTCCTGTAGCACCTCCTAGCGCAGACCACCTCATAGTAGTCACATACAACGATATGTTGACTCCTGGGGTTGATTATACTATTAATGGGACTAATATAATATTCACTACACCACCTAGAGCAAGAAGTGGTGCAGATGATTCAGAATTTACTCAGATTACATATTTGGTTGGATATTCAGACCAACCTATCGTTACTGTAGATAGTAGTCCTTACACAGAGTGGCAAGGCACAAAAAACTACCCATTAAGAGTTAGTGGTGTTGATTATACACCTACATCTGATATTGGTTTAATAATTAACAAGAATGGAAGGTTACAAGAGCCATATACTGATTATACTGTTTTTGAAACTACTGTAATATTCAATAATCCGATTGGTGCAGCAGATGAGATTGATATAAGGTCTGTTGAGTATATTGCTCCGTCATATGGTAGTGATGCTTCTGCTGTTGTTGCTGTAAACGCTGCAGGGCAAGTTTCTAGGATTATTCCTAAAACTGGTGGTAATAAGTATCGTTTAGACTTCAACCCTAAAATAATAATTACTCATGGGGAAGGAACAGGTGCAACTGCTAGGTCTTTAATCGGTGGTATCAAAAATATCAACCTAATTGATGGTGGACAAGGATATTCTTCATATAACCCTCCTATTCCTGTTGTAGCAGTACCTACAGACACTAATGGCACTCCTGCAAAGGTTTCATTGACTGTTGACGATACAACTGGTCAAGTTGACACTATTACTATAGATGATAGTGGAAGTGGGTATGGTTTTAT